CATGATGCTACGGCGGCACATACTATTGTACACGGAGACCTCGCATGACAGTGACCCCAGAGTTTCAAGGCACACATCTATGGGACAGGCTCTGCTGGGCAAAGGAAAACCTTGATGGTGTGCAGTCAGAGTATCGTGTCGTGTACGAGGACAAGGTAGATGAGTGCGCCAAGATATTGGTGCCGGACCCCAACTGGATGGCCTGTGCCTTGCAGGGTGGGATACTGCCGCCGGTTTGGGTATACTGGGAGTTAGCGAAGGACGAGGCGCAGCCCGACTTCAAGAAACACACACGCGGCTACTTGCTGCATGATACAGAACCGATGGGGCCGATGACCGAAGAAGAGGCTATCGAATACCTCATTCAGAAGGACGTGCCACAGTCTGTATGGCAGTCGTGGGACGAGGGCAACCGCCCGAAGATGGTGATCTGCCGGAAGCAGCAACTTCCGGCGACACGCGAGTGGAGAAACGCATGGCGTATCTCTGATGAACTGGCAGCTTAGAGGAGCAGAAAATGCCGACAACTTACATCGTAGACAAGGACGGGAACCAGATCGAGGCTTCCAAGGCTACCGTTCCTTCTGACCGTCACTTTCGCGGTGCGTGGTCTTTAAGCGGAAGCGTCATCAGTGAGGATCTGGCAAAGGCCAAAGAAATCTTCAAGGACAAGATCCGTGAAGTTCGTGCGCCTCTGCTTGAGGCAGAAGATGTCGTATACATGAAGGCACTTGAGGCTGACGATTCGACAGCTAAGTCGAAGTCGGTGGCTAAGAAGAACGAACTCCGTGGCGCTCCGGCAGCGGCAGCGATTACTAACGCAACAAGTATCGCTCAACTGAAGGCCGCATGGGATTCTGACTTGCTGGGCGATAGCCCTTACGCATAAGGATAACTAGCATGGCTCTGACACAAGTCATAAACGATGGTTTGGCTCACAGCGGCTTACCTACTGGCACAGTTTTGCAAGTGGTAAAAAGTGCCGTGAGGACAGCCGCAAGTGCCACATCATCAACTAGCATGGCTGAAATCAGTTCAGACTACCGTGTCACTGTTACTCCCAAAGCCTCTGACAGCATCATGGTCATAGATTTTACTTATGGCGTTCATATGGCTGGTGGGTGCAGATTAGGTGTTCAATGTAAAGTAGGCACAAACAGTGATTTTAGCACTGGACAAAATGCTGTTCACGCTGTGAGCCATGACGAGGCCCAAAGAAATGATGGTAGCGATACTTTTGGTTTTCGGTCGGTTATGAGGTCTTATTACGATGCGTACTCCACTACAGACACGCTATATTTTAGACACGATTTTAACAGACCTTTAGGCAGTGGACTTGTCAGAGTAAATGACAACAGCGGCCCTGCGTTTGTCACTGTAACGGAGATACAGCAATGATTGTGGAAGCATTACTAGCACTGCGGCCAAATGCTGAGTTTGTTGTCAGGGGTGATGAGTACAGTGGCATTGAGTGGCACGACACAGAGCAAACAAAACCATCTAAAGCCGATGTAGATGCAAAGGTTTCTGAACTCACCGCCGCAGAACCTATGCGTTTGCTACGTGAAGAACGTAACCGCAAGATTGCTGAGACTGACTGGTGGGCATCCTCTGACCTGACAATGACTCAAGCCCAGACCGACTACCGTCAAGCCCTGCGTGATATCACAAACAGTGCTACGTCTCTTGATGACGTAACGTGGCCGGAGAAACCGTAATGCCATACATAGGTAAATCTCCAGAGTTCGGCGTTCGTAACCGCTTCGTCTATCAAGCCACGGCTGGGCAGACGAGCTTCAGCGGGTCAGACTCCGACTCGCTGGTTCTAGCTTATCAAGACGGGCGGTATGTGGATGTTTACCAGAACGGTGTTCTTCTAAAGCCAGGAACGGATTACACGGCGACAACGGGCACAACGGTTGTGCTGGTCACAGGGGCGTCACTCAATGACGTAGTTGAGATTGTTGCATATGACACCTTCTCCATTGCGAACAGCTATACCAAGTCCGAGTCCGACACGCGGTATCCCTTCAAGGGCAACAACTCGATCATCCGCCTGAACGGTCAGACGATCAGCGCAGACATCACGATTGACAGCGACGAGAACGGTGTGTCGGCAGGGCCGATTACGCAGAGTGCCACCGTTACTGTTAACGGATATTGGAGCATCGTATGACCAGCGTATTGAATGTAGACACGATTGCTGACAAGGCGGGTACGGGGCCTGTTGCGCTGACTAAGCAAGAGGCAGGAAAATATTGGGTCGATTTTAACGGGAGTGGCACCGTAGCAGTTCGTGACAGCTTCAATCATTCTTCACTGTCAGACGGTGGAACCGGTATCTATACAATTTCATATACAAATAGTTTCAACAATGCCAGCTACTGCGCTGCGTGTGGTCAAGAGGATAACGCTGGTTCTATTGCTGTTCCCAGACAAGGCACAGACTTAGCAACAGGGTCAACGGGAGTCAGGACTACCAATGGCAGTGCTGGGTCGGACACGGTATATATCCATGTAGCTTTATTCGGAGACCTCGCATAATGGCAAGCGTACTTAAAGTCGATACGATTACAGGGGTAACCACGGCGGGGTCTATTGCAGTTACCGGCGAGGGCAACTCGACCACAACGAATTTGCAGCAGGGGCTGGCGAAGGCGCGGTGTCACTTCACAACCGTGACAACTACAGCAGTAAATGAAAGTTTTAACGTAACAAGCCTTACAGATACAGGAACAGGAGATACTGACGTAAACCTGACCAATGCATTTGTAAACGCATCTATTGTTGCCCATTTTACTGTTGGTGGGTCTAATGGCGACCAATCATTCATACAAACTGGCACAACCGCTTCTTCTATACATTGCTTTAACTATAACGGAAATAATTCGGTGCATGACAGTGCGTTTTGCAGGATGTCTGGACACGGAGAACTCGCATAATGGCTAGTGAACTGAGAGTAAACACCCTGAAAGATGCCAGCGGGAACAACAGCGTGGCTACATCTACCGTTGCAGAGGGTAGTGCGAAGGTTCATATTCGCAGAGACTTTAACAATGATGTTACGGACAAAAGTTTTAATATATCTAGTATTACGGACCTTGCTCTTGGTGCGCAAACTATGAACATAAGTTCATCAATGGATAGCGGTAATTATAGCCTAGTTGGTATGGCGTCACGAAAGGCTAATAGTCTAGATTTTCATGTTGTAATGGTTCACGACGGACAAGACCCAGCCTCTTCCTCTTATAGACTTCGTGTATCTAATGTATCTGGCAGCGATAAAGACGCAGAGTTTGTATCGACTTCTGTATTTGGAGATTATGCAACATGAGTAAGGCAGCAGAACTCGCCGCACTGATTGGTTCGCAGACGGCGTTGTCGAACAGAAATCTGATTATCAATGGTGCGATGCAGGTGGCGCAGCGGGCAACTCAAGTGACAAGCATCAACAGTGGCGGGTACAAATCTTTAGATAGGATGCGCCATTCAGCAAATAGTCTAGGCACCGCTAGATTTACGCAAGAGCAAGTCACGGATTCTCCTGATGGTTTTGGCCATAGTTTGAAACTTACCACTACCACAGCACAGGGTTCTCTTAGCGCTGATGATGCTCTCAGGGCAATAGAGTATCGCATTGAGGGCCAAGACATACAGCAACTAAATTACGGCAGTTCTTCTGCCCAAAAAGTAACTCTTTCATTTTATGTTAAAAGTTCTTTGACTGGTACATATGCGGTGTCACTAAAAGCAACAAGTGCTACAGATAGACTTATATCATCCACTTACACAATAAGTTCTGCTAACACTTGGGAACGTAAAACGCTTACGTTTGATGGTGATACTTCTGTTGCCATAACAAATGATAATGCGAATAGACTAACCATCTTTTTCTGTGCAGGGTCGGGGTCAGATTTTACAAGCACCGACAGCACTTCGTGGATTAATCACGTTTCAACGGGTCTTCACTTCGGTCAAACAGCGCAGTTACAAAACACACTAAACGCAACGTGGCAAATAACCGGCGTCCAGCTTGAACTTGGCGAACAGGCCACGCCGTTTGAGCATCGGTCATTTGGCGATGAGTTGCACAGGTGTAAAAGGTATTTTCAAAAATCCTATCTATACCAAGTTGCAGTCGGAACCGACACAGCAAGCGGCATGTATCTTTGTCAGAGATTTAACTCTAGTGATAGGTACTTTTTGTTAACTAATATCTTTCCTGTAGAAATGAGAGCAACCCCGACGAGAACAATTAGGGATAGGAATAACTCTTCTACCGACAGGATTAATGCGTACAACGGTGCAAGCTCAAGGATAGACATTGCTTCTATCTCTGGTGGTAATGCTAAAACAATAGCGAGATACTTAGACAATAATTCTGGTAGCGGTAGCGATAACCCCCAAGAGTTTCATTGGACTGCGAATGCGGAGTTATAGAAAATGAACATTACAAACGCAGTGTACATAACTGATGATGACGGCAACAACGAAACGATACATTGTGACATTAATGGTGTGTCAAGCTGGGTTCCTATAGACTATGCAAACTCAGATTACGTCGAAATCATGCGACAGGTCGAGGCTGGTACGCTGACCATCGCTGAAGCGGAGTAATGAATGCCTCTTACCAAACTCCAATTCAAACCGGGGGTTGTTAAAGATACCACAGCTTACTCTAACGAGGGCGGCTGGGTTGATAGCGATAAAGTGCGGTTTCGATTTGGGTATCCCGAAAAGATCGGGGGTTGGCAGTCTCGCACAAACGATACAATCCTTGGAACTCCTCGCGCCCTTCATTCGTGGCAATCACTAAACGCCACGGAATTTATTGGTATTGGTACACATCTGAA